CTCATAATTATCCTTTCTTTTTTATTCATTATCATTTTGTTGTTGACTTGTCAATTAATTAGGAATAGTTAGGATATTGTTAATAGTGATGGATAGGTGTAAAAGCAAATCGGTGTCCCCTATCAGACAACTTTAATATGGAAACATAGCTGAACTATTAACTGCGTAAGCGACGGAGTTATTCGGATAAGTCTTACGCAAAATTAAGAAAGGGATCAGATGAGTATTACTTTTGTTTACCGCGATGAAAATAATAAAGTTCAAGTTAAGAAGATAGATTATGAAGAAGTTAAAAAAGACTTGATGAAATATTTATCCCATGATATTAGGAGTATCATAAAGGAGAAAGAAAAAGATGAAACAGTTAGTGACATTTAAAATTTCTGACGGCGGTCAAGAGTATGAATCTTTTGGTGTCTATGATCATAAACATTCTGATAAAAAAATTATAAAAGATTTTTTTAGTATAGATGAAATGGAAGAAGATTATGATTATTCAGATCACTATTGGTGGTATGATAATATTCTTGTATCAGTTCGTGATCGTGTAGATATTGACGATGACAAAATTAAAATAATGAAAGACTATGGAGTGGCTTATGAACATAGTATTTAAGTC